GGACTGTTAGCACCCGCCATTATAAGTCTGCCGCCAGGGAATTGTTTAGAAAGGATAGTATTGCCGGCGTCACGGCTTTTTACGTCTTTAAAAATATCTCTCAATACTTTTGTATCTCTGATCATCGGCGCTATACGTGATTTACTATAGTCCTGTGATGTTTCGATAGTTGGTTGGATCATCATTATCGGTGCGGGCGCCAGATGCGCGAACCGCCCAATAACATTGTTCATGATATCGGACTTTCCAACCTGAGATGCGGTCTTTGCAACCACCCTAGTTAGGCCTGGTTCAGTAAAAGCATCCATAATGGCTTTTTGATATGGAGCACGATCTGTTCGCCACCGCCCAGGCTCTGCAGCAGCTTCGCCAGATATCATCCTATAGCTATCAGCCCATTCGGATACAGTTTGATCTGATAACGGCATCAATGACTGTTTTACTATTTTTTTGAAAAGATCAACTGTCTTCTTCATTACTAAATATCTCCGGATTATAATCGCTAAGCTCAGTTAACCTTGACTTAATTTCTTTAGAAAGTTCCGTCATAATAACACTTCTGCTCTGATTCTCCAGTCTAGCAGCCATCTTGGATGGTATGCCTA